ACGTACTTCTTGAATAAAGTAATAAGGTCCTTTTCGTGAATCCATTTCAGGATTTACACTATCTACTTGAGCAGTAACTACATACTCCATTCCCTTTTTTGCCTCTGGGATGAGGACTGTGCTAAACAGTTTCATTTGATTGGTTTTTGTAAATGATTAATAGTCAAAATTAGTTCTTCAATTTGAGCTCCGTTGTAGCGCTTATAACAACGGTTTGTTTGCTTTGATTTCGTATCCATGAAAGGTAACAAAATCAATACCAAGAGCCCAACTTTAATCAAGAAATTTTTCACTGTACAGGGACTGTTTCAAGATAATCTAGAAGCTCATTTACAGTTTCAAGTGAATCTATTTCACCAGGGAGGAAAGGACCAAACATATCAGTTGAATCGACAGGTTCCCACTCACCATATACTAGTGAGTCATTAACTCCTTCATCTTGAGTAAAATCAAATTGAGTACCCATAATAATAGGTTTTTCTTCATGTCCACAGGACATCAAACCAGCAAATGCTGCAATAATAAATACTTTTTTCATGACAATTATTTTTTAATGTACCAAGGTGGTACGTCTTTTTTAGGTAATGTTTTAAAGGTTTGTACACTAGGATATTTAAATCCTTCAAATATAACACCAACTGTTTTTTCTGTTTTGTTAATGTTATAAACTTCTCCTACCTGCTCCACTCCAAATAGAAAAAATTTTATTTTATCTCCTACTTTCATTATTCCCAATCTAATCCATAGTGATTCATAAACTCGTGGATTCTATCTCTTACTTCTTGATAAATTTCTCTTTGCTCTTCAGTAATATTTTCGGAGTGCTTAATTTTACCTCGGAGTTCTTGGTCCAATTTCCAAACTACAAACGACCAGTTACTACCATTTACAGCAAGATCAAATTCAACTCGCTCTTCTGGTAGATCAAATTCTAATTTTGCTTTCATTTTTCAGTTACAATTTCATAGTAGTCATCTCTCCAAATAAAGCCGTTAACTTTCTTACCCTTCAACTCATCTCCAAGCAGTCCCATATCACATTCTAAAGTAATATAAGGACCACCACTTGGATCTACCATAATAATATCATCACGATTGTCATTATATCCAAAACGACAATGATCAAAATTACCTTTCCAATCGATGTTACCTCGCTCGTTTAGTTCAAACGTGTGGGTATCTCCGTATCGGTTTTTGTATGTAGTTTTCATAGTGGTCCCTGCCGGATTCGAACCAGCGACCTTCTGGATGTAAGCCAGATGCTCTAACCAACTGAGCTAAGAGACCTAATTGTGGGGGTAGATGGACTCGAACCACCGAACCCGAAGGAGCTGATTTACAGTCAGCCGCAATTGCCACTATGCGATACCCCCATGATATGTTTTAATTTGATGGCAGTTAGCACATCTCATCTCACATTTTCTGATTTCTTCTTTTATCGTTTTTATACCAGCTTTGTTAGTGCTAACTAAATCTGATACATCATTTAATTTATCTCTGGTGTGGTCAAACTGTAGTACTCTATAATCTGTTATACCACAGTCAACACACTTGCCGTATATTTTTTTATATCTGTTAACAAATTTTCTATTACGTTCAATATAATCTTTGGTTCTATCAACATAATATTGTTTGTTTTCAGGATAATATTTTTTATATCTTTCCTTTCCACAAGTTTTACATTCATTTTGGTATCCATCAGGTTTATGTTTTCCCTTATAGAACTCTGTGAATGGTTTTTCCTGTTTACACTTACTACATTTCTTCATACTCTAAATTTTTAATTGGATTTCGAGTATAAATATGTGCGCTTCCTGGAGGACTCGAACCTCCGACCAATAGATTAACAGTCTACTGCTCTAACCAACTGAGCTAAGGAAGCTGGGCGCAGTCTTCAGGAGCCACTAGCCAGACTCGAACTGACGACCGGCTGATTACAAATCAGCTGCTCTACCAACTGAGCTATAGTGGCTTTAATTCGCCTCACACGCTGTGATCCCGGTCGGGCTTGAACCGACGACCCTCTCATTAAAAGTGAGATGCTCTAGCCAGCTGAGCTACGAGATCAAATAGTTGTGTAGGGACGACAGGAATTGAACCTGTGACCTTCAAGATATAAGCTTGATGCTCTAACCAATTGAGCTACGTCCCCATATTGGTGCGTCACGTTTAATTACGTAGTGACGTCATCAGCGAATTAAAAAACTGCTAAAATGTCAAAGAACTTTGTACGTCCGGCTGGACTCGAACCAGCAATCGACAGCTTAGAAGGCTGTTGCATTATCCATTATGCTACGGACGCATATCTAGTACCCGGGGCGGGGCTCGAACCCGCACTCACCGTTCGGCGAAACAGATTTTAAGTCTGTCGTGTCTACCAATTCCACCACCCGGGCATAATTTCAATCAACTTGGTTGCTCTGCGCTCAAAACAACCCTTAAATATACGAACGGGATTTTAAGATCCCACTTCTTTTTGGAAATTTTTATCAAGCTTTTCACCACGGGTACGTTCCCAGTACTCACGGAATGTTTCTTTAGGCTTTTCAGCTTCACGCTCATTCATGATGTCTCGGATCACCATCGCTTTCGCTACTTCGTAATGCACACAATCGTCAAGCCACATATCAATTTGTTTTTTGTTTCTTTCTCAACCTTACCCCATGAATATACGATGGGGGTTTTAAAATTCCACCTTTTAAAATGACTTTAAGATGACTTCATATCCTTCATATGCTTACACTCACGTGTCTTTGATCGCCACACACCAGGGCAGTTACAGCTATACTGTACTTTACCAGTAGGCAACACTGTTTTCTTTGCGGTGTAAGTAATATCAGGATTACTCTTTGAAGTAAACTGTTTAGTAGTTACATTAGGCTTTTGAACTTTACGTTCAGGTCGTTTCCACATAACATCACTCAACTGTGCTTCTGGATGGACCTCGGTCCAAGTAGGTACTAGATATTGTTTACCTTTAACACGAACAATTGCTGGGGGCATCCAGTGATCATGTTTGTACATAACTCGCTGTACAGCATACGATTTGGTTTTTCCGTCTGGTTTAAAAGTATAAGCAGATGATTCTTGAGTAATTATCTCTTCGACACCATCCTTAATAACCTTGAAAATAGCCATGTCTGTAACTTTATGCGTAAATATACAAACCAGTTTCTAGGTTTCTTAGTTTTTAATTTGACGGGAGTATGACTTGAAAGTTTACCTTCTTTTTTGAGTTCTAATTCTAAAGCCCACATAGTACAAAGGCTACGCATAGCTTTAGGGTTATAAGCTGCTATGAAGGCCAAATCCTCATCAGACATGGTCTTCATAGCTTCACTTACAGTTTGTATCTCAAAGTTTTCCGTCATAATAATCAGCCAAATCCTCATCAGCCCCACCCATGTATTGTGGTGGCTTAAACTTGACTTTTTTCTTGCGCTCCTTATAGTTAGGATACTCGTTTTGCATCCAACGATCCCACTCCTTGAGTTGATCGAGGCGCTGTTTGTTAGAGTTCTTGCTCATCGTCCTTGTCCTCTATAGGCTTTTTTGTAATTAGGAGATTTTTTGTGTTTTGAAGTTTTTGTTTTAGCGTGAACTCCAGGACGCGACACCTTGTTAGATTTGGTGTACTCGAAAGCACTAATTTTTTTAGGCATTTTTAGTTTTTAAATAATTTATTGCTTCAATAATTTTTTGACAACCTTCATAGGCCTCTTCATTCTCAAAATGAATAAGGTTTGTTTTTAGTATGTGTATAAATTCATCTTTTTCTACTGAAAGTGTATAGGTAGCTCCTTCACTATCTACTTCAATTTCAAATACTGGGATTTGTTTTTTTCTAGTGTTTATATTATCTAATATGGTTTCTACTATTCCTTGAGAAAAGGTAAATTTTTGGTTAAGTGCCATTTCTAGGAAATCACTGTAATTCTCAACTGTAATTTTTTTCACATATACCACTTTAGAATAAATCTAGAAATTTATCGTTTATTTGTCTTGCTTTAAATTTACGCATTTTTTCATCGTTTTCCAAACTTTTTGTGGCAAGTTTTTCAAGATGTTTACGTTTCTGAGTGTCGTAATCATCCATTAGTTTTTGGTGTTTTTTCTTACGCTTCATATTCTTGAAATTAAATCTAGTTCATCGTCTTCTTCAAGTCCAAGTTCTTTTAAGCGTTGTAAATGATAATCATCGATTTCCCAATCAACTTTACTCTCATTTATTGGCCTATGTTCTTCTAAGCCCTGGATTTGTTTGTTATTAAATATGTTTCCAACTTGGAGGAAATAACAATTATAACACAACAATTCTACGTTATCTAATTTATAATTCTTTTTACTACCGTCTTTAAAGTGCATAATTAAAGGAACTCTATAGTCTAACACTCTACGTTCACTAAATTGACAATTAGTACAACACTCTTCAAGGTATCCGTCAGCTATTAATTTATCCTTAATTTTAGCAGCATCAAAGTGGGAGGGATCAACTCTACCTTCAATGATATCAAGTATAGCCGGATTTTTTTTACCCCCATTTAAGAATTTAGGGATCCCCTTACCACTTTGGTTTTTATGCTGTTCAAATATATTTTCATAACCCTCCTCAGTAGCATCGTAGTTTTTAGCCCATTTCTTGTAGTGAATATAAGAAACACCTAAATACCTAGCAGCTGCTCTGTTACTTTTAGTTTTATTAACAGCAGCTACAATTTGTTGTTTACTAAGTGGTTTTGCTTTTGGCATTATGGTCTCATCATTTCTTCAGCCCAATATAATAAAAACTCCCATAAATCATCTATGGTTTCAAATGTATGTTCTTGTCCTTTAGAATCCATAAATGGATGTAAAGTACCATCTTCATCTTTTCTAGAATAGATATAAAATAAAATAGCATCAGCAGCTACACCTTCAAAACAAAAATGAATAAATCCTTCAACTAACCTAAAGTAATTTTCATCATATGAAGTGAAATCTAGTCCTTGTACTTCTAGTAAATCATTCTGGCGTTTCCAAACACTTTCGTATAGATCTATTAACTTAATAAAGTCATTTTTTAACTCATCTACAGGATCGCTCCCATCATCCCTCATAGTAATGCTAGAGCCTAATATTTGTTCAAGTGCTTCTTTTATCTCTTTTCTTTGATCCATCTATCTTCTTTTTTAAAGTAACTAATTCAGCACATTTATCGTATTCTTCCTGTTGCTCATAAAACTTAATTGCGGTATCTAATACTAATTTAAAATTACGTTGTTCAAGCATAACCGAACAATCAATATTAGGAATGTAGAACATTCTAGCTGTTTCACGTTGTTTGTTAATAGCGTTTTTAATAGTAGCAATTGCTTCTTCAAACATAAGTCTATTAAAATCTTCACTATCAACTAGTTCATTTAATTCCTCCTTGTCATCGTAGAGTATTTCTATAGAGAGTATCTCTCTTTCTTTTTTATTTTTCATAATTTCAAGTTTGGGAGGTTAACGATCGTTTATCGTTTATAAATATTTAGAAGTCTAGCATCTTCGAGTTATTATCTGGGTTGTGCTTAGCCCATTGACCCCATTTGTATTTAAAATACTCGTGACAAGCTTGTTCTTTGTTTTGCTTAGCTAATTTTTCTTCATAAGTAGCCTCAGTACCTAATGACACAAAATGATAAAAATGACACTCATGAGTTCTAAGCATTTGAAAACCTGCTATTTCACACTTAAGGAAAAAATCCCAATCTACTACCCAGGCTCCTGGGTAAGATTCATCCCAACCTCCAACTGCCATGTAATCCCATTTGTTCATAAAAATAGGTAAAGTACACCCCGTTTCTTCGACTTTATTTTCTTCTATAATACTTTCTTCATATTCCCAAAACGCTTCTAAATCGAATGTTTTAGGATCCCTACCTAAATCCTTAATATGGAATTGTTTAAACATACTAGGATTAGGTTCAATTTGATTTGGAGCTAATACACACCCCGGAGAGTAATTAGATACCAAAGCTACATCCCATTGATCAGGAAATACATTATCATCATTAACGATAAGGATTTTGTTTGATCTAGCATTGTAAACACCTAGGTTGGTAGCTTTACAAAGCCCTAGATTTTCCTCTAGATTAAGGATTTCAATATGTTCTTTATGTTTTTCAAGAATATCTTTATTCAAATCATAAAAACCATCTACTACTACTATAATTTGGTTTTCTTGAGTTTGACCTTTAATAGCAGAGGTTAAACATAAATCTAGAGCTTCAGGCTCTTTGTAGGTAGGGATAATTACTGAAATCATTACTTGTTAATTTGTTCCCAATCTATACAAGGACTCAGTAAGTTTTTCATACAATGAGTACTAAGCCCTGGGATTGGGGTGAGAATAAATCTGTTTTTAGTTTGGGCTAACTGGAGAAATTTATTGTGGTCTCCGCTTATAGTAGTATGGTCTATAAAATCTTCTTTAAAGATGTTTTTAGAAATTATAAAACTACCACATGTACTAGGAGTTGTTCTCCAATGGTGGGTTTTGGTAGTAAAAATTTTAGACACTAAATTTTCATACATTGGAAGAAAATACTTATCATTATGGTCATATAAAGAGATATAATTTAAACCTTCAAATGTTGAAAACACTTCAGTTACTTTTTCCACCCAATTTTCTACATGAAGATAATCATTTTCTAAAAAATAAATTAAATCATTTTCTCTAATGTTTAATGTATTAGCAATTTCCCAAGTTTTGTTAAAAGATACTTGATCTTTACCTGCTACTATAGAATGTAATGTAAAATTATTTTTATACTTGTTTATAAAATTACTATCAACATTACCATCCATAATTAAATGGAGGTCTACATTTTTCCCTTTTATAGTGTCTAATAAATTTATAAAACACTTTTCAAAGTCAAACCAGTTAGGTCGGTTTTTATGATCGTTTCCTTCTATATTAAAGTGTCTATATAAAATATGAATCTTCATTAGAAAATAAATTTAGCAGGAACGCCCCCATAAGTTCCAGATTTATAAATATTATTTATTACCCCTGATCCCAGCCCAATAACACAGTCTGAACATATAGTAAGTTTTTGTTTGATGGAGGAATTAGTACCTAAATAAACTCTATCTTTAATATTGACATTCCCTGATATTACAGATCCGGGCATAGCACTAAAATAGTTTCCTATATTGCTATCATGTCCTATATGAATTGCCCTATTTAATAAAGCGTGAGCTCCTAGTGTAATGTTAGTAGTTAAAATACTATAAGCTCCAATAAAACTTCCTTTACCTATTTTTATATTAGAATCCATTATTAAAGCTGTAGGGTGAATAAATGTAAAAAATTTGGTTTGAGGGGGCAAATTGTCTACTATTTTTTTTCTAAGTTGGCTATCTCCTACCGCTACTAAAACTTCATGTTCTTTAGGATCAAAACTAGATAAAGGTAAAGTTTCTTGAGTAACTAACTCATCTGTAACAAAACATGGGAGGGTGACCCCCATTTGTGCTAAAACCTCTCTAGCATGTCCCCCATATCCTATTAAAGCTCTTTTCAATTTTTATAAATTTTAAATTTAGATAAATCAGGGTAAGGTAATTCCAAATCATCGTTGACTTTTTTAGTTCCATCTAAATTATAGAACTGACCCATTAAAAGGAGTCCTCTAGCTGCTAATTCAGGCATCATATAAAAATTCCACCCTAACATATCAAAATTATCATCGTGGTAAGAACATTCTCTTCTTCCTGAGTAACGAGCTCGTTTGAACCAAAGATAAGCTTTATAATCATCTGTTAATATAGCTCCCCCTTTAGATAATTTAAAATGTTTATAAGGACCTGTAAAAGAAACACACATATGACTTTTTGGAATGTACATATCTGCTGTAAATCTAAGAGCAGAATCCCAAACACGACTACCTGTCAATTGGTAAGCTCCTGTTAGAGTTTCCCCTTCAACAGGTTCCCAATTTACTTTTAATCCAGCATGAATTATTTCACAAGGTACCGAAGGATAAGTTCTTGAAGGACAACCGACTTCCCCCCCTTTAATACGTTTTTTAATGTGGTTTTCATAATATAAAGCAAGGAATAAACCATTACTCGCATTATCTACAGTAACAGCATATTTTGCTCCTGTATACTTACATAATTCGTGTTCGAATTCTTCAGTTACTTTGTAAATACCATTAGCCATTTACAATCTTTTTAGGATAGTTAAACCGTTATTATTAAAAAATCTTTCATGTAACGTCCAGTGGGGGTTAGATTCTAAAAATTCTTCAATAGCCGGCCAAAGTCCAATTCCTTCCCCCTTCCATTTATCTCCCCACATTTCATATGAAGTTTCATCATCATATTCAAATGAAGTTGTATCATGGAGAATAATATATTTAGAAGATTTATTACCATGGAGGTTTAATTCTGCTTTTAATTGTTTATAAGCATGCCATGTGTCTATAAACAATAATTCAGTAGGTTCAATTTCAATCTCTAAAACATCAGCTTGAATAAAAGTAAAATCTAATTCATATAACTCTGCTGTTTTATATACATCATTAATATTTTGTTCCCATTCTTTAGGATCCTGAATATCGTAACTAATCATTTTTTTAGGGGCACTTCCTAAAAAAGCCCAAGTTGATATTATTCCTCTAACCCCCATTTCTGTTATGTGGGAACATTCTTGCCCATACTTTATCAAAGTAGGAATATGTTGGTTTATATCAGAAGGAGTTTGATATAACTCGTTTACTTTATGTTCTAAATTTATCATTTTGTTAAAAGGTTTACATATTCTTCTCCAAATTTTTCTGAAACAAAGGACTTAGTATCTTTGGAGTTATAAGTTAGAGACATTTTAAATTGATAAGCAGATCCATTTTTTCCATCTCTTTCTCTATCAAAAAACCACTTATTATATTCTTCATGGTCTTTGTTATTAAAATTATACTCAGAAATGTCTACTATAAATCCTGGGGTGATTTTAAGAGTTCTATATCCTAAACTATTATAGTGTCTACCTATTTTATCCCCTATAAATTGGTGGGGCCAATTTTTCATAGTTTGGTGGAATAGTGAAAATTTATCTAACCTAAAGGCAGCATATAAAGGAGTATCGTATACTTCAAAGTTTTTAAAAGTATATTTTTTATTAAAATTAGGATCTAAGTCTCTTCCAAAAACTATATGCCCTGGTTTCATTTCATGATGTAATCCCAAAGAACCTATAGTAGGGTCTGAGTTGAAAAGATCTAAGCATTGAGAATACCAGTTTGTTTCTTGGGGTAAAAACCACCCATCATTATCTAAAAGAAGTACGTAGTCAAAATCCCCAGGGGAAAAATATTTAGTTAATAACTTCCAAGATCCAGGACATCTAAGATTTTGATTGGGGAATACAAGCCCTAGTTCATATTTTTCTTGATTTTTTTCAAGCCATTCCCTTGTTCCGTCTGTAGAACCATTATCACAAACAATTATCTGTGAATTAGAAGGTTTAGTTTGGTGAAGAAGTTCAATAGTACCTTGGGTGTAAGATTTCCTTTGGTAAGAAACAACATAAATTAACAATTTGCTCATAAGGTGCTATAAAATTGATTTTGCTTTTCTTGACGCTCTATAGTTTTGGGATGGTGAATACAAAACTCATCATTGGCTGGGAGTTTGGATTCGGTTTTGTGTCCTGTGAGTACTTCATGAACCTTGTTTTTCCATTTAATCCTTTTTACATTTTTAAGAATTCTACATTGGTAATCGGGAAAATTTACTCTTCCTTTAGGACAAACATTCCACCCCCATTTGTTTACATGTTCTTGAGTTAACCCTTTAACAGTATTAATACGAGGGACCCAAAACACATCTGTACCCGGGTTATTTTTTATTAACCACTCAATAGTACTCATTAAATATTCCTCAGGATATTCATCGGCATCAATTTGAAAGATATAATCCCCAGAGCAATTGTCTTTTAAATTATTTTTAAACGCAGCAAAATCACCATTCAATGGAAATTCAATAAGTTTATAGGGCATATTGAATTCAGAGTAATGCTTCAGTACTCCATATACTTCAGAAGTAGTATTACCCTTATCACATTGTACTACAATTTCATCCTGTTCACGCTTGTGTTTAAAAAGATAATCCATAAGGTATTTTATCTCTTTCCACTCATTACAAACAGGAATTGCGTAGCTTATTTTCATTGTTCTTTATTTTCGAAAACTCCAATATAATCAAGAGCTTCTATAAAATCACGCTCAGCAAAATATTTTACGGTACTCATGTCCATTTTGTGAGTAGCATCTTCTGGGAATCTTTCTTTTTCTTCTTGGGTAAGTTCTATTCCTTTACAAGCAGCCCACCTCCAATCATCTACTGAGGTACCATCAATAAAAATCATCCCTTGTTCAGGGTTATTAATAGTAGAAGGCATCCAATGTTGTCCATTTTCATCTTCATAAACTAAATCTTTGTAAAGTTCAGGAAGAACTTCAAGTTGTTCTTCTAAGAACTGGCTCTCGTTTGTCATTAAAGTGTTAGTTGTAAACCCACAACCATAACACATATTTATTTTATAATCTGCTCCTAAATCAGTTTCGTAGCAAGCATCACTCCCACATCTGGGACAAACAGTTAAATTATCCTTCGACATTTTCTAATTTTTTAAGTTTTGGTAAATTTAATTTAGGTAATTCTAGTTTAATATTTTCCACCATTTCAAATTCGGGGAGGTAAATATCTAAATAAGAATTAAGGGTCTTTTTCATTGATGTAAAACTAAAATTGTTTTTACTTTTATGATACTGAAGCATGGTTCCTTTTTCATACCCTTTGTAATTAACAAACATATTTTGTAAATGGTTAACTACTTCTTGAACATCAGGAGCAAACCACCCACTTTCTGGGATTAGCATATCCTGAACTACAGCACTAGAATGAATTTGTTTAACTTCACCCCCTACTAATGTTGTAAATTTAGGGTCTAAAAAGTCTATATGCCCACTCCAATTAGTAGTAATAATAGGTTTTTTAGTCAAGCTAAACTCAAGTAATGGACGGCCAAATCCTTCACCTTTAGTTAAAGAAACCATTGCCTTTACTTTTTTGTGATTATAAAGATCATTCATTTCTTTATCTGAAAACTCACCGTGGAGAAGATAAACATTGGGATAAGTATCAGCTTTAACTGTAGATTTAACCTGGTTTATTTTATCAAGAATAGTTTCTCTGTCTATGTAGGAAGCGCCTGCCCCACTACATTTAAGAATTAAGGCAGGAACATTTTTCTTGTTTTTAAAAGTTTCATAAAACAATTTTACAAGCAATCCTACATTTTTTCTGTCTTCACCTATGTCTCCTTTCATCCAATGACCTACAAATAGATAAGCAAATGATTCTTTAATATTGCTTAAGTCAATAGAGCTTTTTTCTTTGGATGGGAAATATTTAGTTAAATCCGCTCCTTCAAGTAAAACTTCTATAGGTTTTTTTACAAAAACTTCACCTACTAATTTACCATTATTTTCTTGGTTAAACCTAGTACTAGTAAAAACATATTTAGCATGTTCTGAAGAAACTAAGGTGAGGTCCATCCTATTTACACCTTCTATCCATTGAGGAGCACAGGTGGTAGTTTCAATACCCGCAGTAAATCCTATATTATATTTTCCTACGGCTTGGAATTCATTAGGAACAGTTACTTGTGCCCAAATTTCAGGTTGTTTAGGCAATTGAGGAGCACTTAATAAATGTTCAGTTAGAAAACCCCATTCTTCTTGATGGTCTTTTATAAAATTCCATGGAGTGTTCCCCCATCTTTGTGGTAAAATTTTAACATCATACTTATCTAGTTCAATAATAGCTTTAACTAGATCTCGAGAACGTGCCCCATAACCCGAATAGGTGTCAATAGGGCAACTTATTACAAATGTTGGTTTCATTAATATACTAGATTATGAGGTACAGCCTTTGGGCTTTGATTAGTTACTTTAATTAATTCGTATTTTTTTCTGGGTTTCCAGGTGTCTAATAAGGTATCAATGTTTTCTATTACTTTATAAGACATTTTTTCGGAGGTGAGTCCTGCTTCATCGCTTAGAGCCCATTCTCTACCTTTTAACCCTCGAGACTTTCTTTCAGCTTTATCTAATTGATAAACATTATATAATTGATCAGCAGCATCGCTCGCCTCACATCTATCATCAAAAATATAAGGGGTAGCAGGTGAACCTACTATTGATCTACTAGTGGGGAAAACTGGGAACGCCCATTCTCCGTGTTTAGTGTATTTTTTAGTATGGTTAGATGGTAGATCTTTAGTAGGTGTAAACCAATTACCATTGTCATCTTCAAACCTCATTTGGTCTTGCATACCTCCTGTAACATTAGCAATAATAGGATTACCACATAAAATTGCTTCTGTTAAACTAAGACCCCATCCTTCATTAGAAGTAAGTTGGATTTGAACATCTGTACAATTGTATAACCAATTCATTTGTTGGGTATCTAACCTATTTGAAGAAAAAATAACATTATACCTTTCAGGATCATTCCCACAAAGCATTTCTACGACAGCTGGGAGGTCTGTTCCATTAGGGTCTACAAGTTGGGTGTGAAGAACTAAGGCACACTTTTTAGCTTGTTCTAAGGATAGCTTGTCAACAAATTGTTTAAAAGCCCAAATAGTATCAGGTACTTGTTTACGTCTAATATTTCTAGAATTGTAAAGAGCTACAAAATCATATTCTTTACCTTGGAATAGGTTTTGTTTAAATTCTTTAAATTTATCATATTGTTCATATGATTCATCAATAGGAAACATCATTTTATGATTAAGCCCATGAGGAACATATGAAATAAGTTTATCTTTTGCTTTATCCCCAAGTACTAAATTGTTAATATTTACAGTTTGCTTAGAAATTCCAAGTAAAGCATCACATGATTCATAATAAGTTTTATTGTACATGGGAGCAGGATAGTCATCCCAAATATTTAGATAAACTATAGGAATTTGTTTTCTTATCTCATTTTCAATTTGAAACAACCAAACCCAATATCTGGGGTCAGTAAATAAGAAAATAGCATCAGGTTTTTCAACTTGAAGTAGTTGTCGAACTAAATCTGGGGTTCCATACCCACTTGATGGGTATAAAATTATAGAAGCATCGTCTATTCCCAAATGTTTGTTAGTATCTTCACTAATATCTAAACGTTTGCCTTTTTCAGGGTGTTCAATAGCAGCTGCTACTTGTACCCAATTATATCTGTGGGCAGTATGGAGTACTATTTCTTTAGCAATTGTACCTATCCCAGAGTGTGTTCTAAGATCATCACACATTAATAGGATTTTTTTACGCTCCTCCTTAGGAACGTATCCTTCCATTTTCGTAACCATTTTGTTTTTTAATACGTTTTTTATTTTAAATCTAAATTGTTGTGGTTGTGTATTTGCTTTTTAAACTCTTCATCAGTGAGATACAAATGAACACAACGATCAGCAAGTTTTTGGAAAGAAAACTTATGTCTTACACATGCGATCTTAAATTCTTCAAATAACTCACTTTGAATTTTTACACTTGTTAGGGTCATATCTTTTTTCATAGCATATATTTTGATATAAATATGTATGGAGTTAGAAAAATTATATTCTTTTTAATTTATCTACTAAGGCTATAGAAGGATAAACATCTTTAATTCCAAACCCATTCCCATTTAATATTTGTTCATAACTTCTATTATGTAACTCAGTAAACCCTTCAGAAAATTCTAAGGGATTATTATCTATAGTTATATTTCTGTAAGGTTTCCACTCATCCCAAGGTAATTCCTCCTGGTTGATACTTAGGTTATAGTCCACTTCAGCGTGTTCTAAATAGACTTTGCCTTTGGAAGAAGTAGCAGTATTAATAGCATCAAAACTTATAACATCCCCAAAAATCCAAATAAGCATATCAAAAAAATGGATTCCTATATTACATGTTACCCCCCCGGATTTGTCTAGATTACCTTTCCACGAGTAATCATACCATTTACCCCTAGGAGTAATATAATCTAAAGTAACCTTATGAATCTGTTTAGTATTTTTGTATTTTTCCCTAAGATTTATAATAGCGTCGTGGTACCTAAGTTGAAGGATAGTATTGATAGATTTACCTGTTTCATTTTCTAATTCTTGGAGAGAATCTAAATGTCGAGTATTAAGGACTAAAGGTTTTTCACAAATGACATCACATTCATTTCGCAATGCTAAACGGATATGGGCATCATGTAAATAATTAGGGGAACAAATAGAAACATAATCATATTCTTTTTTATGTCTGTAGAGGTGTCTATCGAATCGTTCTGCTTCACTGAAATATGATGCTTTAGGGAAATACTTGTCAATATATCCTACACCATCATATGGATCTAAAATGGCTCCTAAGTCATTGCCTGTGTGTTGTATGGCTTGAACGTGCCTTGGAGCTATATACCCTGCTCCTCCTATTAAAGCAAATTTTTTCATGTTGTGGTTCCCTTAAAATAATTTTCCTTAATAAACTTAGCTGTTTTTTCAGCTATAGGGCAGTCACCTGTAATTCCTAAACGTTTAATAGCAGGTTGATCATAAGCAACGTAAGGATAATGACCATTTTTAATAGTTCTAAATCCAAGTTCTGCTTCAATACCTTTCATGTGGAGCTTCATTTGGCTATAAGCTAATAGGCAAAGCGGTTCAGCCATTCTAAAGTTAAATCCTAAATACTCGTGGTGGTATTTGCTGGTTTGTCCTTGGTTACAGATAGCTCTAATTTTATCAGCATCTAGTTTGGAGTCTTTAGGGATACAAATCATTCCTCCTTCAAACGTATTGATGTTTTTAGTTTTTTGGAATGAAAAAGTTCCTACATCAGACATCATTCCCGCCATTCTACCTTCTGATTTAGCCCCAAATGATTGGGATGTATCTTCAATAACTACTAAGTTATGTTTTTTAGCTATTTCATTTATCCTATCCATATCACACACTTGCCCAAACAAGTGGACCGGCATAATTGCTTTAGTTTTAGGAGTAATAGCTTGTTCGATAAGGTCTGGGTTGATTAAATAATTACCCTCATTTATATCTACAAATACAGGTTTAGCACCCGCAATTACTATTGAAGTAACTGTTGATATAAAAGTAAAAGGAGTTGTTATTACTTCATCGTCTGGTTTTAAATCCATAGACCACAAAGGTGCTATAATAGCACTACTCCCATTGTTTACTGCTATACAGTCTTGAAGATCAAAACGTTCTTTTACGTAATCTTCGAAAATATTTCTTACAATTATTGGCATTTTGCTGGGTTTCCGTATACAATTGAGTTTTTAGGGATATTTTTAGTAACTACAGAACCTGCTCCTACTCTAGAGTTGGTTCCTATGATTAATGAGGGTAAGATAGTAGAATTAGCTCCAATAGTCACGTTATCTTGAACTTTTGTTGGTGGATCTTCTCTCCACTTACCTTTAGAAGGAGCATATTTGTCATTAGTAAATACTACTCCAGGACCTATAAAAACATTATCACCTATTTCTACATTTTCAGGGATAAAAGCCCCAAATCCAATAGAGCAATTTTTACCTATTATTACTTTATGTCCAATTTCAGCAAATGCTCCTACTTTACTAGTAGAATCTATTTGGGCCGAAGGGTATATGTTTGCTGTTTCGTGTATCATTTATTACATAATTCTTTATTACCATTAAAAGGACACCATTTACATAGAGAAGATATTACTTTAGGGTGTTCTCTTTCTTGATACTTTCCTTTAGGTGTAAAACACTCAGTAATAAACTCATCAAGTATTTTATCTGCTTTTTTAAGTTTATTACGACCTGCAGCTGGTTTGTGTTGTTGTACTCTATAAATTGGGTAATCACTATTTTCCCAAACTTTTCTACGTACAATAAAAAATTCTACTTCAATATTTTCAAGTGGAATTCCATATTGTTCATTAAAAAACTTCTTGTAAAGCACAAGTTGCATTTGCTTATTTTCGTCTGATTTGGCTTTAGCATTCCATCCCCTAGTAGACGTTTTTATATCGTAGATATAAAACTTATTTGTAGGTTCATGGTATAATACTAAATCAATAAAACCCTTGTACATTAAGTTTCTACCAACGTTCATTACAATTGGTAACTCAATACCTGCAAGGTGCCAACCACGCTTACTAAAGTATTGGTTTCGTTTTTTCTTAATAAAATCAAGGATTGCTACTCCATCTTCAAAAAACTCTCTAAGTTCTTCGGGTGACGAGTAGTGAGTTTCACTGTTTTTAGAATAACTTTCTTTATAGAGTCCTATAAACTTTTCCTGGAATTGTTCCTCTAAGTTGATTTGGTCTGCTTTAGTAGCTGATTCTTCATATAACACTGTGAGCCAATCTTGGATTACCTCGTGCATAGCAGTACCAAATGTAAAGTGGATTGAAGGAGAATCATCATAATGTCCATCTTTATATTGAAGTGCCCACTTGTGTGGGCAACTTCTATACATAGACATTTGTGAATAAGAAATTGTTTTTTGGTAAGCGTAGTTTACCTCAGGCAATTCTTTATTCTGTATCTCTTTTAGTATTTGGGGTTTTTTAGGCATTTTTAGGTGCACCTATTTTTCTTAAAGAATAATCAATTTTAAACTTGGAAAGTTTGAGGTTTGGGTCATCATCTGTATCTGTAAACCAAGTGGGGTAATCAGACCATTTATGAATGATTTTTAAGTTTAAAACTTCAGCTACATAATTTTGCACGGCATCAGGATTTACCATTAATTCTTCATATCTAACATTACATGTAATATATTCAGGGTATTGAACCATTTGTTGTACACAACCATCATATCTAGATTTTGTTACATAACCGTTATAACTTTTTAAAGTATCAGCTTCTTTTCTAGTAACATTTACAATTTTTATATTATGTTTTTGAATTTGCTCTATGTACCATTGAATTAATTCTGTGCTTAATTCACCACTATAAATCCCATCTGCTCTTTTTGCTACCTGGGAAGGGAAATTGGGGGTTATAAATTGTTTAAAGGGGACCTCAGCCTTATTATATACTTTTAAGTCAAAAGCATTAAAAAGTCTTCTAACTAAAGTAGTACCTGTTTTAGCACATCCTGTAATAAAGATTTTAGGATTTTGGTTGTTCATTTGTTTAATTTTTTTAATTTTTCTAATTTTTCTAAATAAAGTATAGCGTCCATAAGTTCTTCTTTCATGTGAGTAACCCACTCACTAAAATCTAGATCTTCACGATCCATATTAACACCATACTTTTTTTCACCAAACTCTGATCGAGTTTTAAATTGTTCTATAACTGAGGTAACTATGCTATCCATTAATTAGTTTTTAAGAATTGAGAAATAGTTTCAAATATTTTTTGGGAAGAGGTACCATCCCAAATTTTAGGAAGATTGTAATTTTTTATAAAAAAATTATCTTCACTTAAGGTATCTACACTAACTAATTTATTATTCATACCTAAAGTTACAGTATGTTCCGTTGAGGGTCTGACTGTTTGAAGAGGGGTCTTTAATATTGTAGTTTCACATTGTACCCCTCCTGAATCTGATATAACTCCTTCACTGTGTTTTATATGGGATAACATATTAGCATATCCTAAAGGTTCTGTGAAAATTATATTTGTATAATTTTTGGTTAGTTTATTTTTTACTCTAGGGTGAGTCGGGAATATTACTTTATGTGACCAAGTTTCTAAGTTAGCAAGGATTTTATGTAATCTATTAGGATAATCTACATTAAAAGGTCTATGTAAAGTACACAAATAATATTTAAAACCTAATGGATTTTTTAAATGGTTTTTTAACAGGTGAACAGCGTCTGCCATAACATTTCCTACTAAATTACCATTAAAAATATTTTCTTTAATTAAATTCGAAACATGAGTTTTCTGAGCGCAAAAGTTAATTGTAGACATTTGATCTATAAGCATCCTATTGATTTCTTCGGGCATATCTCTATCAAAGCTTCTAGCACCAGCTTCAACATGTAGTATTGGTATTCCTAACTTTACAGAAGCAATTGCCCCTGATAAGGAAGAATTTACATCACCGTATACTATTACACTATCAGGGTTTTCTTTAATCAATAAGGATTCTATTAGTTTTATAAGTTCCCCAGTTTGGTACCCATGAGTTCCCGATCCTATGTTAAGATTATACTTAGCAGGGGGAAGATTTAATTCCTCGAAAAAAACTTTAGACATATTATCATCATAATGTTGATTGGTATCTACAATAATATTATCAAAATGATTTTTTAATGCTAAATACGTAGGAAATAATTTAATATAATTAGGTCTAGTTCCTACTATGTGAATAATTTTCTTCATTAAGAATTAAATTGTTGTTTTAATTTATCTAAAATACGCAAAGGGATTACTTCTTCCAAATTATCTAAAAATGGAACAAAAGGTGATTTTGGATCAGTATAATGATTCTTTCGATGGTGACTTATATTATTAGCACCGTCAGTATGAATTCCCAATGGAAAAGAAGAAATATGATACCGGTTTGTAATATTTCTTTGATCCCTAATCCATCCATCAATTCCTCTTAAAGGGTAAGGGGGTTGTAATTCTTTAATGAAAGATGTTTTAGTACCCATGTATAAACCTGTTTTGTTTTTATCTGGTCTAACCCATTTGGCTTGTTCAAAATTATTAAGATTTACAAAAAGTCCCTCAGACCAATCAACCCAATCATGCTGTTGTAATGCCTCATAAGTAATTTCAATTCTATCCGGGGGGGAATAATTATCAGAAGCTACTAATAAAAAATTTTCAGTAGAAATATAATCTGCTAAAATTTTCCATTTGTAACTTAAAGGAACCCAAACATCAAGATCTATAAACTTAAAGTTAACACACCCTGCTTCTTTTAATCTACCCATATAGGGAGTAAAATATTCTTTCCCACTAAACTTTTCTGAGGGGTCTTCACATACTATAAGCTCCCATGGGTATTGGGTTTTTTGGTTACATAATCCTTCAAGAGCTAACCAAAGTATAGGAGAAGAATTCCATGTAGGAAGGGCTAATGATATTAAGGGATAGAGAGGCATATTTTTTATAAATTAAAATTATAATAAAAATCTTCTGGGGTCTGAGAAGTGAAATGGATAGATTCTGTTTTATTGATATATTTTTCCTTTATATATTTATTATATTTTTGCCCTAAATTTTGAGTAGTTTTATGAAACCCTGTTACATAAGTATATGAATATTTTTCAGGATCTAAAGCTTTAATTTGAAATGAAGTTGAATTTTTTTTACAAAAAGCGTAAAGTCTGTGTAAATATTCTATATCTCCACTGTGTCTAGTAGTAGAATCAAAATATCCTATTAAATTAAAAACTTTTCTACTGTATATAGCTAACCCATTTTCAAACATATTTTTACCTGCTAATTTTTCCCCTTTAATATAAGCTAGTTTTACAGGATATTCAATATTTAATTTAACATAATTAGCAGTTTGTTTTTCAATTTTATAAGTAATACCTACTTTACTAGGAATATATGTTTTTCCACTCCAAGCAGACACTCCTGCTAATACATCAGAAGAATAAAAACACTCTAATAAACAAGCAAACCTATTTGGGGAGGATGTATCGTCAGCTCCATGTACAGTAAATAAAGTCCAATCAGTATCTTTAAATTTATGGAGAGCTTTATTGATACTATAATAAGTTCCTTTATTGGTTTTATTATTTAATATTGTAACTTGATTATGGTTAGAAAATTGGTTTAAAATTTTTCCAGTATTATCATTAGACCCATCATCAATTACTACCAAGTGCCATAGCTTATAAGATTGATTTAAAATAGAATATATAGCTTTATCTACTACTCCTTCCCCATTATATACAGGAAGTATACATAATATTTTATGTGGAGTAGGTTCCATTACTTAAACATTTTAGCTACCTCACTAGACTGATAACCTGCTTTATACAATACTTCTTCTAAATGATCATTATCTAGTACCATAACAGCATTAGCGGCTTCACGTCTAGAACATTCCATAATTTCAGCAATAGCGGATACTAATTCTATAGTAGGTTGTTTCATTTTTGATTTGATATATTTAAGCCAAACATTTTGTTTAGGAAGTAACTGACAATATACTGTGTAGTATTTTTTCTTGTCAGTATAAGGAATGGTTTGAACATAGTTAACTAGTTCAATAAAAGGTTCATTCATAGATAAAAAACGATTAACCATATAAGGATTAAAGGACTCCTTCTCCTTATCGGTGAAGGAGTCCCAATCTCGCTTTTTACCTGTTAATTCTTTTAACCAATCAAATAGTGTCATACTCACTACGGAGTTCAGGTGGCAAACCCTCTCCCAAAACTTTACCAGTTTCTGGGTCGTAGAATACAGGAATTGGCAGTACTGAGTCTTCAGTGCCTCCTGTAATGAAACGGGAAACCTTACGAAGGACAAATCCTTGTTGGAAAATATGTCCTCCTTCAGAGTTAGGAATAGACGTGGTTTTGCTCAAATCAATTTGAGGTTGTTGGGTCATTTCTGATTTCTTCATAATCTATAGATTTAATTTCGTTACAAAAATAATATGTGTTTTCTTTTTTTAATACTGTGTTACAATGCCAATATTCTTTTAATAAGTTGGCATCAATTTTATCTGTTATTCTTACCGTACGATACAACAAGAATTTTCTATCTCCAAATTCTATAATATCTTTATAGAACAATTTTACCAGAGATATCAAGTAGTTTAGAAATACAAGCCATCACATTAATTTCTTTATCAATTCGGAAATTAGAGTGATACATATATTCCTCAATAATAATAATAGCTTCCGCGGGACGTGAAGTGTACTCATCCATACGCTCGTATAAAGCTTTATATAGCGCTTCAAAATCCTGTACATTGGAATCAGCAATTACTTGTCTAATTTGCTTAAATGACTTTTTATTAGGCAATAGCTCAATTACTTTATCAACGTAATTAGATGATACAAGTGTTTGTTTATCTAATTCCAACTCACCATCCTTAGTAGACATTTGACATACGTTAAGCATTTTACGTACATCTGGGTAATATTGATTTACTAGGTCTTTAAGGTGGTCTGTACTATGTTGAACATTTTCGTTAGAAAGTACTTTAAAAATATGCTTTGCTACTTCACCTTTACTAGGGGGTACAATTTTAAGTACTTGACAACGTGATTGAAGTGGATCAATAATACGTTCTACATAATTACAAGTTAAAATGAACCGAGTACTCTTAGAGAATGTCTCAATAACGTTGCGGAGAGAAGCCTGTGCTTGGATTGTAAGGAAATCAGCCTCATCAAGAATTACTACTTTAAGTGGTTTAAACGACATAGTACTAGCAAACCCAGATACTTTATCTCTAATAGTTTCAATACCTCTCTCATCACTAGCGTTAATGTAAAGGTACTCACAATTGAGGTTATTAACCAAAAGCTTAGCTAGCGTTGTCTTTCCTGTACCAGCAGGTCCATAAAAGATCATATTGTTCATGTCATTGCTAGTGATATACTTAGCCATAACATCCTTAAGGTGATCATTCCCTACATAATCCTCTAGTTTTTGTGATCGGTATTTTTCTACCCACAAACTATTATTGATAGCCATCTCCATAAAAGTCAAATGTTTTGATTGGTTCAGGTTGGATTTCTACTTCGGTTCGTTCAACTGCGTATAAGGCACCTCCAAGAGGGTCTAAATAAAAAGCAGCATTAAACTTGGTTTTTTGGAAGTATGTCTCTAAAGTGTCAGTAAGCGATTCATGTACCGTTCCTGAGGGGTCAGCAACTAATTGCCAGCGGTCCCCTGGGGGGACTCGCTGGGCAATAAGCTGTTTGTTCTCTACTGTTTGAAATTCAGACATTATCTAAATTTAAAACATTCCAGGCATACCTCCAACCTCTTCTTTTTCTTCTTGAGGTTTGTTAACTACTGTACATTCTGTCAATAGAATAGTACCAGCAATTGAGGCAGCATTTTCGAGAGCACAACGCGTAACCTTGGTAGGATCAATAATTCCTGCTTCGAGGAAGTCTTCACACTTACCAGTTTTGATATTATAACCTGTATTTTTATTTTTAGCTCGTTGTACAGTATGTTCAACACTATGTACATCTTCACGCCCAGCATTCAACAAAATTTGTTGGAAGGGTTTACGCAAAGCATTAAACATAATGTTACAACCCAATTTTTGATCATCATTATCAGGCTTACACTTAGTATCAACACTTGCTCTAAGAAGTGCTACACCACCACCTGGGATAATTCCTTCTTCAATAGCAGCCTTAGTAGCTTGGAGGGCATCATCAACACGATCTTTCTTCTCACGCATTTCAGTTTCGGTGTTTCCACCAACATGGATTACTGCTACACCACCAACCAACTTAGCAAGTCGTTCTTGGAGCTTTTCAGTTTCAAACGGTGAAGTTGAATTTTCAATTTGAGTTTGGAGTTGGGTACACAGATCTTCAATAGCTGTTTCTTCACCAGCACCATCAACAATAGTTGTTTGTTCTTTAGTGATAGTAACTGTACGGCATTCACCCAACCAATTAAGATCAAATTTATCAAGTTTCATACCCTTATCCTTATCAACAACTTGACCACCAGTAAGTGTAGCCATGTCATTCATAAGCAAAGTACGACGATCCCCAAAGTCTGGAGCTTTGACAGCACAAACATTCAAAATACCTCTCATTTTGTTTACAATAAGGGTAGCAAGTGCTTCACCATCAATATCTTCAGCAACAATGAGGAGTGATTTAGCTTGTTGAGACAAGTTTTCCAAAAGAGGCAATAAATCTTTTACAGTAGTAATTTTACCATTGTAAAATAGAATCATAGCATCCTTAAGAGTACAACTCATATTATCATTATTAGTGACAAAATAAGGTGACTTAAAACCACGATCAAACTGAAGGCCTTCTACTGTTTCAAGGTAAGTTTCACCAGTACGTGATTCTTCAATAGTAACTACACCATCACGCCCTACTTTTTCCATAGCAGTAGCAATCAACTCCCCAACTTCAGTATCGTTGTTAGCTGAAATGGTAGCTACTTGGCGGAGTTGATCTTCACTAGAGATATCTTGTGATTGGTCACGAAGGTTATCTACGTATGCTTTTACACACTTGTCAATACCACGCTTAATTTCTACAATATTATGACCTTTATCACTGTAACGACGCCCTGCGTTTACAATTTCACGAGCCAACAAAGTAGAAGTAGTAGTACCATCACCTGCTTGTTCAGCAGTACGAATAGCAGCTTGCTTAACCATTTGGGCACCTGTGTTTTCAACAGTATCTTCAAGTTCAATAGCTTTTGCTACTGTTACACCATCTTTAGTACTTTGGGGTACCCCATGTTCATTTTGGATTACTACATTTCGTCCATTAGGTCCTAAAGTAGTTACGACAGCATCAGCAAGTTGATTAACTCCGTCAATCAGCTTTTTACGGGAGTCGTCTCCGTAATTTACAATTGTTACTTTACTCATTCTTCAATAATTGCTAAAATTTCATTTTCTTTACAAACTAAGTACTCATCATTCCCATGATTTAGTACTGTAGGACCCATTTGAGGGAGAATTACAACATCACCCTCTTTTACAGTGGGTTCTAACAACTGACCCATAGCGGTATGTTGGCCAGGGCCTACTGAAATTACTTTACCCTTGAGGGTTTTTTCTTTTCCCATATCTGGGACTACAATGGAGCCATAGGTGCTTTCTTCTTCCTCAATTTGCTCCACAATAACTGCGTTAAATAGCGCTTTAAGTTTCATTTATACAATATTTTTTAATTCGTTTTTAATTGCTTTCAATTCTTCAATATACTCTTTAATAGTATCATAAGATTGCTGACGCACCTTATGTTCGGCAATTCGTTCAAGTGCTCTACCCAAAGTGCTAAAATGACCTACACACGAATCATAAGGGATTCCACTATCAGGAACAATCTTTTGAAACGCTGAATAGTTCAGGTCGTCAATTTGAATAAAATACTGGCCGAGCGCCGGGTCTTTAATAAACTCCATAACTTGTTAATTTTTTAATACGTGTAAATATACGAAGAAGTCCTCAGGGCACCAACCTTTAATTACTTAATTGTTAAAGTTTTTGGTTTCGCTTCGTTCGCGAGTGGGATTTGGATACAGAGCAATCCGTTAACCATTTCAGCATTTGCTTTAGCAAGGTTAAATCGACGGGCTACTTTCCATCCCAAATTAAAGCTGCTTTTTCTTACACCAGTGTGGTAATAGCGCTTTTCTGGAGTTGATTTTTGTTGGGATCCTTTATCATAGGATACTTTAAGGATATCTGATTCAATACTGATCTTTACATCCTTTTTATCTAGGCCTACACATGCTATTTCAAAAGTAAGACCGTTTTCATCTTCAAACACATCAATTGGATGTGTAACACTTGTGCGTGTTGGTTTATCAAAAATTGCTTCTTTGTCGAAAAAGTTCTTTACAAGAACATCCAGAGGTGAAGCAAACCCCTGATCAAAGAGATTTACGTGTGTCATTTTATTTTGTTTTGTGCCCCCTAAGGTAACGGTTTATAAAAAATATAACTTTGGTTGGTGCCCTAAAGTCACTTATACATATACATAAAATTAGTCTCCTTGATACCTTCCGGTATCATCATAGTAAGACATAATGTCTTTTCCAATCCTAGCTTCTCTTTCTTTGTACTTAGGATCTTCAATAGTTGCTTTATTAGTAGTAGGATCTAAAATAATATCTACGTTTCCTACTCTTGACATAATATAGTCTTTGTAATCGTCTAAAGCAATAGTATCGATAATACCTTTTGAACTACCATCACCTTTTGGAAGGTAAACAGCATCCCTATACATAGGTCTACTAGTATCAGCACCCGTTAAATTTTGATATTTAGTTGGAAAAGTATCTTTAAGCAAATCAAAAGTTAAATCTGAAATGCTTACAATATATTTGTCACCTTCTTGTCTGACGCCTTCATGTAGCATAGCTCCTACAACAAAGTTTCTCCATTTTGATTGATTCATGTCAATAAATATTAGTAATCTGCTTTTCGTACAACAAAATATGTTGTGTCTATACCTTCATCTTGCGATGTAAAGATAAGGCGAAGCAAACCATCATCCACAAAACTCAAATGACATTCATCTGACGTTTTGTTTGCATTAAAAATTTCTCTAAGCATTTCACTATTAAATGGGATTTTATTATCCTCTCTAACATCATCTCCAAATGAGGCATTTACTTGAAACTCTACTTTGTTTGAAAATTCCATACGCTCACCAAATACAAAATTAATAATTGGTGTATCAATAGAATCTTTAGAAGCAGCAAGCGTTACAATTTCATTTCCCTGAATAGCGGATGCTGCTCTAACAAATGTATGGAAATCCTCATTTTCAAGTGTTGCTTGTACTTTCCAATCAATATCCTCATCAACCTCACCCACTTTTTGAATCATAAGTGGGTCAGCAAGTGAATAATTGATAGATGCTTTAGCGTCCTGAATAGTGAGCTTAGTAAGAATTGCTTTAGTACGTTCAGCATCAAGTATCAAATCACCAGCTAATACATTTAACAGCCTATTAAGTTGAGTTGTATTAAAAATAGCTAAAGTACCATTTTCAGCTAATGGGAAATTATTACATGACAATCTACCAATCATATCCTTAGTAGGAGCCATAAAGTCAATGTGTAATTTTTTATCTTCTACTACCCATTTAACTGATTCTACTTTACCTCCAAGATAATACTTAGAGATAATAGATTGGAGTGTATTTTTTGCTATCATTAGAAGCTAAAGAATTTATTAATGTTTGGATTTAAATTTAATGTCCATCCTAGATCATTATAAAAGTTTTCTAATTTTGATTCAAGGATGGTTTCAAATGATTTTTTTCTATCTGCATAGTCATTTAGGAATGTACGCATCTTATCTGGCATATCAAAACTTAGAAAACCAATTGCGTCTATTTTATAAGGGTTATCTATTAAATAGATCCATTTAATTTTATCACCTTGAACAATCTCACTATGTCCTTTAATATTCCAAAATTTAAGTAGATCATTATAACGAATAGCTGCTTTAACATTGGCAGGTGCTCCTTTTTTAATTTCAGTCATTACCTCACCCGCTCTTGGTTTACGTCCAACATACTCATTAAGTGTCTTTACTGAAGTTGGGTTACCAAGTAAAGTAATGTCTGTATCCTTAGACATAATCTTTTTTCTAAAGTTAAGAATTAAATCATCAATTTCTTTTTGTTCGGTACCCTTTAGAATCATTTCAAGAATATCATTAAAAAACTTACCAAATATAGGAGGAAAATTAGCTTTTCTAAATTCAAGTCCTTTAATATCAAGTGATTCTTTAGCAATACCTTCTTGTTTAGTAATCCACTGAGCATACCTACGAGTGGCTCTAAAATATGCTGAGCGAATAACACATTCTGTTTTCATTTCAAGTCTGTGTTCTTGAACATTAAAACAATCACGTGCTAACTCATCATAATACTCAGTAATAATATCTTGGTATTTGAGAGCTACTTGTTCTAACACATCGTCCTTTTCTTCCTCACTCATTTCCTCAAAGTTAGGATATAAATGTTTTAGTAGAGGTTCAGCATTAAAGTAGTTAGAGTCTGTGTCTACGTAGGCACAAAAGTTATAGTCACCTTCGTCACAAATCCACCAAGGAGTTTCTTCTAAATGTTTCATAATTCTATCTGCCCACGCATTACTTTATTCATATGCCTATTAGCACACAAAGCTGATTCCTGAATAATTCGTTGTCCTGAAAGCGTAATTGATTCGCTAAGAATTACACTACCATATCTAAAGCTACCAAGAGCAGTAGCGCCATACAAACTGTTTAACAAAATTTTCATTGTGTGTTGACGTTGGTGCCAAAACGCTCCCTTTTCTTTATCACCTGCTTTATAAGCTTTTTTCATATAGCCCTTATATTCAACTCGTTCATCAAACCATTTAGAAAGTATTGTTGACAGAACTGATGATTTATCAGTACGGTACATTACTCCATTAGCTGAAATAGCTAAATTATTATCTTCAATTGTTTTAATAATTCTATCACAACGGATATAATTTTGTTTACGTTGAACATTTTCAACACACAATTCCTTACTAGGATCCATTGCTTTAAGATCATTTAGTCCTAAACGGTTATTTCTATCATCCATAAGATCTAATACCCTACCAACATATGTTTCTTTACCAATGTTAAGAGACATAATAATTGAAGGGTATAGTGAGGTCAAATCCTCATCAAACATATATTTGTAAAGACCTGCTGCAGGACAAAATAGATAACCACCAGCATAATTCTTTTTAGTAAGTGGATTTCTATCTCTAGCAGGTGGAACAATGTTTTGTCCTAACAAATAGGCTGAAATAGCCCCATCCTGGGTTTTAGTATTGGCATAAACCTCACCATAATTATGTTTTCCTTTATGTGATAGGTTTTTTACAAGACCAATATACTCAAATTTTTCATCTAGTGCTTTAAGAATCTCTACATCTCGGAAGTTA